CTTTGGATATATGGCGCCAATAGTTTTCCAATTCTCAATAGGAAAAAGCTATGGCTAACCTCAGCCGCACCATGACCGGCGCTGGCTTTGCCAAGTTCTGCGGCGTTGATCCGGCGACGGTCACGCTTTGGTGCAAGTCCGGTCTCCCGCATGAAGGCGGTGGGGCGTCCGGCGTCAAGCTGAAGATCGACTTACGCGAGGCGGTGCCGTGGGTTGTCCGCAACCGAACCGAGCAACCAGGTAGCGAACGAGATCGGCTTGCCAAAGAGCAGGCTGACAAGTTCGCCATTGACAACGCCGTTAAACGAGGCGAGCTGATCAAGGCTCAGCAGGTTGAAGACGTGCTGGCTGCAGCGCTGGCAACATTAGCATCACAACTCGACGGCCTGCCTGGTCGGATGGCAACACCACTAGCAAGCCTTGACGACCCGGCAACTGTTCGGGCGAGGCTACTTGATGAGACAAGACGAATCCGCGCCGCATACGCTGACCAGTTCGCAAAGCTGGGAGACGCTGTGCGCGATCCTGACTCGGACGAGCCAGATCATTCAGCCGCCACCGAAGCGGACGGCAAGTGAGTGGGCAGAGGCTAACCGAGTCCTTCCGGCCGGCAGTGCCGAGCCGGGTCCGTGGCGTTCAGACCGTGTGCCGTGGACGCGAGAAATCACGTCGGCGATTGACGAACCTGTTTACCGCAGGGTGGTCGGCGTTTGTGGGTCTCAGACGTCCAAGACCGAGACGCTGCTGAACTACATTGGCAAGCGGCTGGATGATGACCCGGTGCCGATGCTGTATGTGGGCCCAACCAAGAGCAACGTCGATGGCGTCATCGAGCCGCGCATCACCAAGATGCTCAGGTCGGCTCCGACGCTTTGGCGCAAGACGGCGAAGGGCAAGCAGGCGCAGAAGCTCATCAAGCGCGTCAACGGCGTGGAGTGCCGTCTGGGCTGGGCTGGATCGGCAACTGAACTGGCATCGCAGCCGGCCGGCGTCGGTATGGTCGATGAGTACGACCGGATGGACGACATCAAGGGCGAGGGTTCGGTCTTGGAACTGGTCGAGGCCCGCCTAGCGACATACCCGGACTCAAAACTGATCGTGGACTCGACACCGACAATCGGCAAGGTCGAGACCTACATCCACCCAGAAACCGGACTAGAGCATTGGAAGCCCGGCGAATCGGCTGACGTTGCCAGCCCGATCTGGCGGCTGTGGCAGGAAGGCACCCGGCACGAGTGGGCCGTCCCGTGCCAGCACTGTGCTGAGTATTTCGTGCCGCGCTTCAAGTTGCTGGTTTGGCCGGAGAAGGCGACGCCGGACCAAGCCTACAGGGACGCAGGGCTTGCCTGTCCGCATTGCGGCGGCATCCATGAGGAGAAGCATAAGCCAGCGCTGAACGAAGGCGGCCGTCTTTTGGCGCCGGGGCAGAAAGTGGTTGAGGCCGAAGTGGTCGGCGATCCGCCTGAAACGGACACGTTCTCGTTCTGGGTATCCGGCCTAATGTCGCCCTGGGTGACGTTCGGCCAACGGGCGAGAAACTGGCTCCGAGCAGTCGAGAGCAAAGATCAGGGCCGGATACAGGCTCAACTGAATACGTCATTCGGCGAACTGTACATGCAGTCCGGTGACGCTCCAAGTTGGGAGGTCGTCAAGGAGTGTGCTGGCGGCTATCAGTCTGGCGACGTGCCGGGCTTTGTCGAGTGGCTATTCCTCACGGTTGACGTTCAGAAAGACCGCCTTGAGTACGTCGTCCGAGGCTGGGGCGCGCCAGAAATGCAGTCCGCTCTTATCGAGGAAGGGCTGCTGATGGGCGAAACCGACAAGCCAGATGTATGGCAGGCGCTTGATGGGCTGATGGCGAGAGAGTGGGGCGCGCATCACGTCAAGGCTGTGGCGGTTGACTCTGGATACCGAACCGATCAGGTCTATGACTGGTGCAGCCGGCACCCTGGCGTTGCTTACGCGACGAAGGGCCAAGAGACCGCGAGTAAGTTGTTCTCCGCATCGCCGGTGCAAGTGAACAGGGGCGGCAAGGTCATTCGGTCAGGCGTCAAGGTCTGGTCATTTGATACCGGCTTTTTCAAGTCATGGGTGCATGGCCGCATTGTCTGGCCTGTTGATCAAGACGGCGCATGGATGGTGCCGGATGACGTGTCCGACGACTACTGCAGGCAAGTGACCGCCGAAGCGCTGATGACGCTGCCATCAGGCCGGCAGCGCTGGACGCGCACCAGGCCAGACAATCACAAGTTTGACTGCGAGGTCTTGCAAGCACTCCTGGCTCAGATTCTTAACGTGCGGCAGCTCAAGCGCCGGGCACCAGAGAAAGAGCGCAAACCGTCGCCGCGACAAAGCGGTTGGATTCAACGCAATCAAGGGTGGATGAGATGACTCTGACACAAGTAGACGAAGCTATCACCGCGCTTGAGTTGGCTCTGGCAACCGGTTCGGAGATGGTCAGGTTCGGCGACCGCACGCATCAGTACCGCACACCTGACGACATCATGAAAGCGCTGGCCTACTTTCGGCGCAAGCGCGTGCAACTGACCACTACCAACCCGCGTGGATTCAGCCTGGCGTCATTCCGATGATTGAGAAATTGATCAAGGCCATCAGCCCGAAGTGGGCAGCGAGCCGTGCGCGCTACCGCGTGCAGGCCAATGCCTATGAAGCGGCAAAGTCAACCCGCACCCGCAGGCTGATTGGTAAAAGCGTTACCGCAAACGAGGCGACTCAACAGTCGGCGATTGTGCTCCGTAATGAGGCGCGGCACCTTGAGCGTAATCACGACCTGGCGCGTGGCGCGCTCGATGTACTGGTTGCCAACACTGTCGGTCTCGGCATTCGGCCGGAGCCGCAGGTGCGCAAGCCGAATGGCGAACTGGCAACCGAAGTCAATGACCAACTGCAAGAACTGTGGCAGGACTGGGCTGCGCGGCCAGAGGTGACTTGGCAGCTTGACCTGTATGCCATGCAGCGGATCGCCGCTCGGTCATGGCTCAGGGACGGCGAGGTCTTCAGCCAAATGCTGACCGGCAGGATGCGCCTGCTTGATCACGGCACCCGCGTTCCCTTTTCGGTCGAAATGATTGAAGCGGACATGGTGCCGTATGACGTCAACGAGGATGGCGTGCTCCAGGGTATTGCGGTCAACTCGTGGGGTCGGCCTGTTGCCTACTGGATTCACAAGTATATGCCGACCGGCGTCAGCTACCGCAACGACTTCAAGCGCATTCCGGCTGACAATATGGTTCACCTCGCATTGCGTGACCGCATCCGGCAGATGCGTGGCGTGTCAGTGTTTGCCAGCGTTCTGACCCGCTTGTCAGACATCAAGGACATCGAAGAGTCCGAGCGCGTTGCGGCCAGAGTCGCAGCGGCCATGTCTGCCTACATCAAGAAGGGCGACCCATCGTCCTACGGAGTAGGTGTTGAGTCGGGCGAATACCGTGAGATTGGCCTCGAGCCGGGCATTATCTTCGACGACCTTTTGCCTGGTGAAGAGGTTGGCACAATTGGCAGCAACCGGCCAAACAATGAACTGATCCCATTCAGACAATCGCAACTGCGAGCCGCCGCTGCTGGTCTAGGCGCAAGTTATAGCAGTCTGAGCAAAGACTACAACGGCACGTACAGCGCGCAGCGTCAAGAGTTGGTTGAGCAGCGTATGCACTACGGCGTGCTGCACTCCCAGTTCATCTCACAGTTCCATAAGCCGATTTATGAGCGCTTCGTGGATGCCGCGCTTTTGATGATGCCTACCGTTGATATTGACGACAACACGAAATACAACGCTAGCCACTCGCGGCCTGTGATGCCGTGGGTTGACCCGCTGAAAGAGGCGAAGGCGCTGGAGATTATGCGCGACCGTGGATGGACAAGTGACTCCCACATTGTTCGCGAGCGTGGCGAGTCGTTTAACGAGGTTGTTGACCAGATCCGCAGAGACCAGGATTACTTGCAAACTATAGGTATTCAAAATGACCCAGAAGATTGAAGTAAAGGCGCTCGCCGAGAACGAAGCCGAAATCATCATCTACGGCCAAATTGGCGAGAGTTTCTTTGACGAAGAAGCGAAAAGCGCGGGGCAGATCCGACGCGAACTTAAAGCGCTTGGTGAGGTAGACGACATCACCGTGCGCATCAACTCACCTGGCGGCAACGTCTTTGACGGCATTGCCATTTACAACCTTTTAAAAGACCACCCAGCAAGTGTGCTGGTCAAGATTGATGGCCTGGCTGCGTCAGCCGCGTCGCTGATCGCGATGGCTGGCGACCTGATCGTCATGCCACCAACTGCGCAGATGATGATCCATGACCCGTGGATGCTAGCAATGGGCAATAGCAGGGACATGCGCAAAGCCGCAGATGTCCTTGATGAGATTCGGGACTCAATGCTTAACGCATACGTTGACAAGACCGGCATGAGCGCCGATCAGATCAAAGTCATGCTTGAGGAAGAGACCTGGATGGGCGCAGCCAAAGCACAAGAGCTTGGTTTCGTCGATGAGCAGACGACTGAGGCCGTTGTTGAGGCCGGCTTTGATATGAGCTGGTTTAAGAACGTGCCGAAGTCTCTGCAAGTAACCGCACAAGCGGCAATTGAACCACAGTCAAACACCGAAGAGGTAAATAGCATGACTGAGCAAACCAACACGCCGGATGCGGTGAATACCGATGAAATCCGGTCTCAAGTTCTGGCGGCTGAGAACAAGCGCCGGCAAGACATTCGTGCTGCTTTTGGGCGGCATTCCAAAAACCACGGCGACCTGCTGAACGCCTGCCTTGATGATTCCGAAGTGAGCGTGCATGATGCGCGCGCTCGTCTTCTGGATGAACTGAGCAAGGACGCTACACCGGCTATGCAGTCTCCGGTCGAACTGGTTCGTGACGAAGCCGACACCCGCGTCCAGGCGGTTGTCAAGGCGCTGCGTCATCGCGCCGATGCACGCGTCGAGATTGGAGGCGATGACCCGGCACGCCAGTTTGTCGGAATGCGCCTGAGCGAACTCGCTCGCGCAATCTGCGTTGCCAACAATGTCCGCGTTGACGGCATGAGCGCCCAGCGTATTGCGCAGGCCGCGTTGACGACTTCTGACTTCCCGCTGATCACCGAAAACCTGATCAGCAAATCCCTGCGCAACGCTTATGACTTGCAGGCGCGCACTTTTACCGCGTTCGCTCGTCAGGTCACGATGCCGGATTTCAAGGAGGTCTCCCGCACGCAATTGGGTGAAGCTCCGCAGTTGGATTTGGTCAACGAAGGCGCTGAATACACCTACGGCTCAATGACTGAGGCGGCTGAGAAGTATCGCCTGTTCAAGTATGGCCGTATGGTTTCTATCACTTGGGAAACATTGATCAATGATGATCTGAACGCCTTCACCCGCATCCCTGAAGCAATGGGCGCGCAGGCGGCTCAGAAAGAGTCTGAGGTCTTCTATGCCCACTTGACCGGCAACCCTGCCATGCACGACGGCGTGACACTTTTCCACGCGGACCACGGCAACCTGGCCGGCGCCGGCGCTGCAATCAGCGTCGCGTCTCTAGGCGCCGCCCGCGCCGCAATGCGTAAGCAGACCGGCCTTGACGGCAAGTCGCCGATCAACGTGTTCCCCGAATTCCTGCTGGTTCCGGCGGCGATTGAAACCACCGCTCAGCAGTTCCTCGCACAAAACACGCCTGACGCGTCCAGCAACATCAACCCGTTTGTCGGCACCATGCAGCTCATCGCTGAGCCACGCTTAGATGCAAACAGCGAGACCGCCTGGTATGCGGTTGCGCGCCCAGGCGCCATCGATACTTTTGAGTATGGCTATCTGGAAGGCGAGGTTGGCCCGCAGGTCGAAGTCGAGAACTCGTTCTCGGTTGATGGTCAGCGCGTCAAGGTTCGCCATTCTTTTGCTGCCAAGGCAATCGACTGGCGCGGCGTTTACAAGAAC